TCTTTAACAATATCTTTATAGTCATAATTAAATGCTCTTTTGAATATAGATAAAAAATTATATTTATTATTTACTATGTCATTTATAGATAAAACAATCATATTAATTATATAATTTTTACACACAAATTTAGGATTTTGGACACCTTTTTATTAAAAAATTAAATTATAAAATATTTAGGCGAATATTTCATTTTATAATTTAATTTTTTTAATAAAAGGTGTCCAAAAATTCTAAATTCATATGTATTATATAACAATAATATAAAATATTATTACGTTTCTAGCATTAATACATACTATTTAAACTAATCAAACTATATAATACTTAAATATAATTTCATATATATTTTTAATGGATGTTATAATATTAGCTGCTGGAATTGCATCAAGATTAAGTAAATTTACTCATAATATAATACCAAAATATTTAGTAAATTTAGATGATCATACAGGTTTATATTATATTATAAAATATTGGAATCATTATGCAAATAATATATATTTAGTAATACATACTAAATTTAATATTATAACAAATTTTTATATTAAAAATATACTAAAAGAATATAGTAATAAAATAATTATTATAAATTACAATAATAATGATGGTACTGCATATACATTAAATTATATTTTAAAAAATGAATTAAAAGATAAAGGTATTAAAAATTTATTATTAACATGGTGCGATTTATATCCGATTGATACTATTGATTTTTCTCAGTTATCAAATGTAAATATGAAACATAATAATATTTATATTTTTACAAATGGTAATAAATGTAGGTATTTATTGGATAATAATAAAATAAAAAAATTAGATAATAGTGATGGTAATATAATAGGAATATATTATTTTCAACATTATAAACCATTTGATTTAGATGATAGTTGTAAAAATAATGATATTGTAGATTATTTAGAAAGTATTGGCGAAATAATAGAGTATAAATTAAATAATATAATTGATTATGGGGATCAAGAAAAATATTTAGATATTCTTAAAAACAAAAAGAATATAGATTTAAGATGTAGATATTTTAATGATATTAAAATTATAGATAAAAATAAATTATTAAAAAAAGGAATAAATGATAAAGGAAAAGAAATTATAAAATATGAAAAAAATTGGTATAAATATATTCATTCATTTGAAAATAAAATATTTAACAGTATACCAAAACTATATAATATTTATGAATATGCAATATTAATTGAATATAAAGAAAAACATATACCATTATATAAATTTTTTACATTATATGAAGAAAAAATTCTAGAATTAGATTCAGATATAGAACGGTCTATAAAAAATGCGGAATATAATATTATTAAAATTACTATTTTAAAAAATATTTTAAATAAATTAAATCAATTACACAGTATAGAAAATAGAAAAGAATCTAAAAATATATTTCTAAATAATTTAAAAAAAGAAACATATGATAAATTATATGATAGAAAAAAAATAATAGAAGATTTTATTGATAATTTTGGTAATATTAAAAAAGTAAATAATATTTATATAAATAATTTTGATAATATTGTAAATAAATGTAAAAAAATAATACTACAATATTACGAAACACTTGAAAAATATGATTATTCTATTATTTTAGGAGATTGTCAATTTTCAAATATATTAATTCATCCAGATAATATTGATGATATTATTTTTATTGATCCAAGAGGATACTTTGGAAACAGTATTATTTATGGTCCAATTGAATATGATTATGCAAAACTATTATATGGAATATCTGGATATGATAAATTTAATTTTAATGACTTTAATATTAAATTTATTAATAATGAAATGATTGAATTTGAAATATGTGGATTTTATTATGATAAAAATATTATAAATAAATATTTTCATAAAGTACATAAAGCTTATTTAGTATTAATATGGTTAAGTTTAGCAGAATATAATAAAAATAATATATGGAAATGTTTAGCATCTTATTATTATGGATTATATTTAGGAACTATTCTGTAATTATAACGTGGAAATCTAGGTTTCCTACACTATATAACTAATAATAAATTTGACATTCTCTAAAAAACATAAAATCATTATAATAATAATCGTATATTTTTTTCTGAAGTATATCATTAAAAAAATATTTTATATCTACATTATAATTACAATATACTGACATATCTAATTCATATACATATTTATCAAAAGTTTTTGAATAAATATTTCTTTCATGACCACCTCTAAATTTTAATAAATTATCTGGTATCTTTTTATTATATAATTCTTCTATATAATTATAATCAATATTATTTATATCATAAACTTTAACTAATTTACTTTTATAAATAATATCTTTATTAAAATATTCTGTTGTTTGAGGCGTAAAATGATGATAATCTATCATTATCCATTCATTTTTAACTAATTCTTCTACAAATTGAGAAAATGTAATAGTTTCATGTTTCCATAAATGTCTATACTCACCACATTCTTTGTATTTATCTAAAAATCCTGATATAAGTCTATTATATGGATTACGACTAATTATTATAATTATATATGCTTCAATATTATTTGGTAAATCATTATAATCAGATGGTGTATGAATAACACTATTTTCATTATTTGTTTTTAAATACCAAAAAATTTTTTTAATGTGAGAACAACCGCATTTTGCATTCCATCCAAATATAATTTTTAATGATTCATCAATTAAAAAATACATATATAATATATAACAATATTTATTTATAAAAACATTTACATCAACTTATTATTATATGATACATGTAAAAACACATGTACATTGATGATAAATTGATGTAAGATGGTTGATACTCTAACTCTTTCCCTTACCCTTACCTTGCAGTTACTTATTTAGTTACGTCTCGTTGGACGTTTTTTCTTCTTGGCGTGTTGCTTTGGTTTCGCATTTCGGTCCTTAACGAATTTCCTAAGGTAATTATCCTTTTCTTTTTTATTTTTTAAGGCAAGAAAAGCGGGGTCTTCCTTAAGACAATGGAAGGCTAATTTTTTTTTCTGATGAAAATCCAAAGAATTCCAATGCTCTTTCATATTGAAACTTTGAATCCACTTATCCTGATCGTTCAACAGTTCTACATAGCGCTCCATTTTATCTCTCGTACTGAGTTCTGAGCTTGCAATGATAATAGTGACATTATCACCACAACCAAAACTATTAAGTATCCCATTTCTACCAATGTATTCCACCCTATATTGTACTTTGATTGTAGTATATTTTGTAGGGACGGACGACATGGTTGTAATAGAAAAGTAAGAGTAATATATAATTTAAACATAGAAAAAAAAAATTAGTTAAATTTCACTGTCATTTTTTTATATTATAAGAGGAAAGGTTCGAAAGGAAAACCTAGGTTTTCCTTTCACCTAGGTTTTCCTTTCACCAATACTCCCTGCAGGATGATTTTTTTTAAATTCATGAATCGTTATATTTTTTTTAATATTAATTGCTATTCCATCTAACAATGCCATAAATATTAAATTTGATGCACTAGGAGTTATATTTATAATATCTGATTCCTTTATATTTTCTAATACATATGTAAAAGTACTTAATTTTTCCATTTTAGAATTTTTATTTGCAACAATACTTATAATTGTAATTTTTTTATGTAAATTATTTTTAATATATTCTAATATATAAATAATTTCATTTGTATTGCCACTATTTGATATCATTATTAATATATCTCCATCTCTAAAAATACCGAAATCACCATGAGGTAAATTCGGTAAATCTAAATAATAACATTTTATAGATAAACTTTGCCATGTTGAAGCACATTTTTTACACACATACCCAGATTTACCCATTCCAGATAAATAAATATTATTCTCATCATTTAAATTGTTTATTACTACTGATATATTATGAATAATATTTTTCATAATTACATAATTTTTTTTTAATTCATTTATATTATTATTTAAAATACTATCAATAAAATCAGAATTATCTATTACATTTTTTTTTGATAAAGTATCCTCTAAATTATTAATATCATAATCTTGTAATAATATTAAATTATTATATTTTTCAATTATTAAATCCTTATAATAATAATTTTCATTATATATTAATACAGGAGTTATCTCTTTTACTTGATATAAAGAATGTATTCCAACAAGACTATCTTCAAAACCTATTATTTTATAATTTTCAAAAACATTTACAATTTTTAAATAACATTCAGGATTCGGTTTTTTATGGATATATAATTCTTTGGTATAGATTTTATATGCATTTTTTAATATTGGATATTTTTCACTATAATAATCTATAAATTTTTTAGAAGTATTTGATACTATTACAAATTTTTTATTATATTGGATTAAATAATTTAAAAAATCATATACACCTTTTATTAATTCTATATTTTCACTTTTTATTAATTCTTCATATCTATCCTGTTTTAATTTATATAAATGATCATAATCTTCATATTTAATATTATAATATAGATGTAAAAAATGTTTCGAATAATCTTTTATCAGTGAATGAAAATATTTTTGATAATTTTGTATATCTATATTATTTGATATTACATCCACCCATGCTTTACAATGTATTTTTTCAGTATCCATGATAGTTCCATCAAAATCAAAAACAAATAAATCATAGTCTAAAAGTTTTACCATAATTTAAAATAGGATAAAATAAATATATAATTAAAACTTAAAAATCATTTATATTATCTATTTTTTTATAATCAAAATTTTCAAAATCTTCTTTCATCAAATAATTTACTTTTTCTAAAATATGATTATTATAATATGATTTATAATTATTATGAGATTTACTATTTTTTTTAAATGGTTGATGAATAATAGTATGAAATCCTATTTTACTCAATATTATTTTTAAATCATCTTCCAAATTTTCAATCTTACCAATATAGTTTATATTTATTTTTCCATTAACATCTATCATATGTCGTGATTGTGTCATAAAAACATGCCAATAATTAAATGATGTTGATTTATAATGTATATCTAAATAATTTTTAAATGGTATATTATATTTATTTATGTAATTCCATCCAGATACTATTCTATCATATGGATTTCGTATAAATGTAAAAATAAAATAGCTATTCCATTTTTCTTCATTCATATTTATTATATTATTTATAAAAGGAGATGTTTTATAATAAATAAGTGTACCATGAATTTTATTTTCATGTTTATCAACTGAAGAATCTTTACCTAAACAAAAACTTTCATGATCTGGTCTTTGTAAATAATAATTTTTAAACCCATAATGTTTGCTTAATATTTCTGATATATAAGAACCACCATTTTTTGGAATATGAATATATATACATTTTTTATTATGATTTATACTACACATATATTCTATTATTTTATAAAAAAAATTGAAAAATAAAATGAGATGTATTTTTTAACTTCTTAATTATTTAAAAAAATGGTATTATTTACATATATAAACATAGATAATGATATAGATAATAATATAGATTATGACGAATGTTATAATTTATATTTTAATAAAAATATAGAAAATACTGTAAATCCATATGATTTATATGATTTATATGAACAAGAACCTACAAACGATGAAACATTCTTTAATTTATATATAGAAGAATCATATATATTATATAAATATATAAACTGTTACATAATAGAGTAATCAATATTTTAAATATTTTTTTATAAAAATAATTATAAAAATTTGGTAGATTTATTATTTAAGATTTTTGTTAAAAATATATTTTAAAAATGAAATTATTTTTTAATAAAACGATTCCTTCTAAAAAAGAAGGAAAATGCTTAACAATATCTTCTCTCTTTTTCCTAATACCAAGTATTTATGCTGGAATATATTATATATATAGTTTATCTGTATTATCAATTATTACAACTATAATTAGTATAAATTATTGGCGTGAACCTAAATTAGGATGGAGAAGAGATATGGATCTAATATTTGCAAAAATATCTTTTGTTATATATTTTTTTTACGGTTTACATAATATTCAAAATATGATTTTATGCAACAATGCATTGACACTTTATTTTTCAATAGTTATGATAATTGTTTTTTATAACTTATCAAATTATTTTTGGATTTCCAATAATGCTAATTGGTTATATTTTCATATCATATTCCATATGTTTGTAGTATTTGGACAATTAACAGTTATTAATGGTACAATTAACATAATTCTTTAAGAAGAAATGCTTTATCTATCAATGGTTTTAAATAAGACTCATTATTTTTTAATTCATCTTCCGTTAATTCTTTAAACCAATCTGGATAACCTGGAGCAGTATTATATAATGGAAAAAATATTCTTTCTTCATCGCAATCTTCCCAATCAAATTTTATCATTATATTATTTAATTTATTTCCTTTCGTATCAAATTCTTGACATTTAGAAGAAATATGTGCATATGACCATTTTGATTTTTTATTTAAATTGTTATAACATTCTTGTAAAATTTCTTTACCAATGCCATGATATGATATTTTTTTATTATATTTATTTAAATCATTTATTTTTTGTTCCGCTTTTTTTTTCACACATTGAATAAAAGGAGTATTTTTTTTAGAAATCATAAACCAATTTAATGGACGAGAATATCCATATAATGTTTTACTACATGTATTTAAATCATAACCACAACCAAACCCAACATAATCATTATATTCTATTTTTTTATAAAATGGACATATACATTTTATTACTAATATATCTGCATCAATCCATACACCGCCATATTTTTCAAGTAGACAGTAACGATAAAAGTCCACTTTTTGAGGAAGATTTAATTTTGATAAATCAATAGAATCAATATCTGGTAAATATTTATATATATTCTTATTATCTAAAACAATAATATTAAAACAATTTCCACAATTGTGTTTTACAGAATGAATACAAAGATCTATATATCCTGGTTTTTTTTTATTTGGAAGTGTTTCCCAATACATCCATATTATTTTTTCATCATTTATTTTATGATTTTCATATTTTTCAATATTTTTTTCTTTTAAATTATTTATGAAATAAAATAGTAGCCATAAAAATAGAATGCATAAAAATATTAGTATCATATATTAAATAAATAGAAATAAATTTTTATGAAAACATGACATAGCCAAAACCAATTGTTTTATTAGCATCTCTTAAAATTAATCGTTGACCTTCTGATAATTCAATAGATTCTTCAAATAATATAAATAAATATATATTTTCATTTGATTTAAAAAAAGATTTTGATTTTAAGTTTTCTTTCATTTTAATCATCATAATTTCACCTTCTATTTCTTGTTTTTTTGAATGATCAACAATATGAAAAATAGATTTATATCCAACTGCAATAAGTCTATCAACATCAAAAGTATAAAAATCTAATTTACATTTATTTTTATTTTTAATTATTTTATCTCCAATAACTCTTTTAATTCTTGAATTTACATCTATTAGTGTTTCTATAAATGATAATTCGGTTGGAATAGAACGTTCAAATAAATTTATTCCTTGATAAGCAGATATTGCACAAAAAGTAATCGATCTAAATCCTAATTTTGATATCCATTCATGAAATAATTCTTTCACTTCATCTATATTAGCATTTTCTTTATCTATTTTATTTATTAAACAAATAATATGATTAACACCACAACATCTCATTATTATAGTATCTTCTTTTGTTGTTCCATTTTTGAACATGGATTCAAATTCACTTTTTACCGCGGATATAATTAAACAACCAATGGAACCTTTATTTGTACTAATTGAATTTACTAATTCTCTTATATAAAGTAAATGTCCAGGAGTATCTATTGCTTCAAATTCTATTCCATTAAATGTAAATATATTATTAGACGATGATTGTGTAATTCCTCTTTCTCTTTCAGATTGATCTACATCTAATATATCTGAATATTTTGTTGCAATAGAAGATGTATTATCAATTTTTGTAACAGTTCCAGATTTATATAATAAATTACCTATAAGTGTTGATTTTCCAGAATCAACCTGTCCAGTAACAAAAAATTTTATTTTAGATGACATAAATAAATTATGATATTATTTCTTTAAATATATATTTTTTTATTTAAAGAAATAATAGCATTGAAGGTTATGATTATCAAAGATATTACTATAGATATGATGATCATAAAGAAAATAAAAAAACAGATACATCAAAATTAGATAATGATGAAGCATATCGTTTATTAAAAGAATATGTTGATAATGGTGGAAAAGAACTATGTCCATTTAGCGGTCTTGATGCAATTAAAAAATAGCTTTCAGAACGAAAATAAAATTGGTGGAGATTTAGTTAGATTTCAAAAAATAAAATATTCTTTTGTATTTTTATATAAACTCTCTGCTAATTTTCTATCTATTTTATAAATATTTGATATAAAATATTTATATGATTTTTTTAAATTACATAATATAAAAAAAAATATATAAATATTTCTAAATTCAATAATAATATTATGATTATATTTTAATATATAATCATACATATAAAATATAATACATAAATGATTAAATATTAAATAAAAATTGTATAAAATTATTATTTTATGCCAATCATGAATATTATTATCTGTAAAAATATATTGTTTTAATGCTCTTACATCTCTTTTGATTAATTGAAAATTATTCATTAATATATAATTTATATTAATTATTTATTTTTAAGTTAATTTATATTATTTAAAGTAATAATTATTTAATATAAATATAGAAAAAATGAGTCTCGAAAATCAAATTTATACACCAACTTTAAAATGGCATCAAAGTAAAAATTATGTATATTTAATCTTTGAAGTTATTAATCCTATTGATAAAAAAATTATTATTACTGATAATTCTATTTATTTTAATGTTATTTCAAATAATAATGATTATGAAATGAACTTTAAATTATTTGAAAATATTGAAAATAATGAATCAAGTTATATTATATTAGAAAATAATGTAAAAGTTATTTTAAAAAAAACATCCTCAAATTATTGGACAAGTTTAACATTAAATAAATATGTTTATAAAAATAATATTAAAGTAAATTGGACAGAATGGATTGAAGAATCCGATGATGAAGATAATAAACCTGAACAAAGTCAATTTGATTTTCAACAAATGATGCAAAATATGGGCGGGGGAGGTATGGAAGAGATGATGAAAAATATGGGTAGTGGCGAAATGGAAGAGATGATGAAAAATATGGGTGGAATGGGAGACGATGATGATAATGATAACGATGATGATAATGATAACGATGATAATTATAAAGATGATAGTCTTCAAATGGACAATCTTGAAGAAGACAATCTTGAAGAAGACAATCTTGGAGAAGACAACTAAACATTGTTTTAAATATAATCATCTAAAAAAATTCTACTAAATATATTTAAAATTGTTTTAAAATTCTCACTCTTTTATTACCTAATTATAGTCATCTCAATTTAGAATTCTACTAAAAATCAATTTTATAAAATTAATTTAATAAAATTAGATTAAAAAATATTTTAAATTTATTTAAAAACAATTGGTATTATTGGAAAAGAAAGAATTAACTTTATAACAAATAATTTTAAATATCATATATAGTCACCGTAATTTATAATTCTATTTTATAAAAATAAATTTAGTAGAATTTTATTTTGCGATGACTATATTATATATAGTCATCATATTTTATAATTCTACCATTTTTTTATAATTATTTTTAAAAATTTGGTAGAATTATAAAATTAAATAATATGCATACAAAAAATAATAGATATATTTTTATAAAAATATATCTAGTAGAATTCTAAATTGCGATGACAATAATTAAAATTTTATAAATTTTTTTATATGATATTTTTTAAGGTGTAAATATATTTTTATAAAAATATATTTAAAATTGTTTTACTTGCACACAATGCTAGAAACTTAATAATATTTTATTAATAATAAAATATTATTTCTTTATAAATTATATTGTTATATAATACAATAATACAATAATATAATAAATATAAAAATATTTATTTAAAAATATTTATTTAAAATATGATTAAAAAAATTATTTTAAATTATATTAAAGTTTCTAGCATTGTGTGTAAAGGTGTAAAATGGTATTGATGAAACATAACATTATTTATAAAAAATGTTTAAAAATAGGAAGAGTTATATAGGTGATATAACGTAGGTTATCTCACTATATTATTGATGTATTTTATGAATTAATTTTATATAAATAATTATATTAATTAATAATATAATTATGAAAAAAAATATTAAATTACCTTTTACGAATGAATTAAAAGGAGGTAATAAAAAATCTTTTAAAATTATGAATGAAGAACAATTAGTAAAAAATGTAAAAAAAGATGAAACAATATTAAATTATCTAAAAAAATTTATAACTTTTAATAATAATAATAATAATAATAATACAAAAATAAATTATATGAAAGGAAGTGATACAAAAGAATATTATAAGAAAATAAGGTTAAAAAAATAATTAAATTTATATTTTTAATAATATAATGTATTTACCTAATAAAATTTATGAAATAGTATTAATTATTGCAATTATAATAATACCAATAAATATGTTATTTTTTTCTCATATTCCTACACCTTATGGTAGATTTTATCAAAAAGATATATGGGGTCCAGATTTAGATGAAAAAACGGCATGGTGTATTATGGAATCTACCGCATTATTTATGTTTTTAATATTTTATTTTATATACGGAGTAAATAGATTAGGTTATGTTCCATTATTTTTGTTAAGTTTATGGTTGTTTCATTATATAAATAGATCTTTTATTTATCCATTTATTATTATGAAACAAAAATACAAAAAATTTCCATTAGTACTTGTTGTATTAGGATTTTTTTATTTAACTATGTTTAGTTATTTAAATGCAAAAAATATATCTTCAAATCCAAAATATACTATTGAATGGTTTAAAAAACCAATATTTATAATAGGAGTTATTCTATTTTTTATTGGATTTATTATAAATGTATGGGCAGATTGTAAATTACAACAATCTAAAAAAGAGAATAAAATAAAAGAAGATGTAAAATTATATGAATCTGGAAATTTTAATTTTGGTAAAATGTTTGATAATAATATTTATTTTAATGATAATGAGAAAAAACATTATTATTTACCATCCGGAGGATTATATGACTACATATCATCGCCTAATTATTTAGGTGAAATATTAGAATGGTTTGGATGGGCTATTGCAACTTGGTCGCTTCCAGGTTTATTATTTGCACTTGGAGCGGTTGGATGTATTGGTATTAGAGCATTACATACACATAAATGGTATGAAAAACATTTTGATAATCTTCCAAAAGATAGAAAGGCATTAATACCTTTTATATTATAATTTTATATAGAATTATTTTCTAAAAAACAATATATGAAATATATAATTTCAATATTTTTAATATTATTGATTTTCTTTATCGTTTTTTATTTACTAAATGAAAATTTAAATTATAAAGAACATTATTGTAAAGTACCCAAAACAAATCCTAGTGGAACTTTAAACGATAAAAAAGTATTTTTAGATGATTATAAACCTCAAACAGATATATTAACATCCTCATGTGATCAATATTGGAAAGATTGGCCATTAGAACATAATAATACATTAGTTGATGATGAACCAAATATTATAAAATCAGATCAGTTAGTATTACCAAAAGAAAAACAATTTGGAGATAATGATTATAAAGCAGGTTTTATAGATTTTCATAAATTATGTGAAATAGTGAATGATAAAATAGATTTTGATATATTCAAAAAATCATCTGAATTATTAATAAATCCAATTACAAAAGAGAAATTAGAATATAAATATGAATTAGAATATTTTTATATTGAACATAATAAAAAAACGTGGATAAATAGATGGCAAAAATATAATCCAAATATTAAAGTATATTTTAATTATGAAGATATAAAATCACCTATAGAAAATATAAATATTTTAAATTTAATGTTTAAAGAAAAATGTGATATTATGCAAAAAAAATTACTAACAAAAAAACAATTATATTTATTTGGATTAATTAATTTTGAAATATTTAAATATAAAATTTTACATATTCAATATTTAAACAATGATATAAATATTCCAGTTTATATTATACAAATATCACTTTTCAGAGAATCCGATTTATATATAAATACATTTTCTTATGTTGGATTTTTTAAAGATAATAAGTATTTAATAACAAATGTAAAATTTATTGGTAGAAATAGTACAGATACTGTTTTATTATCAGATTATTATGATCCAACCGAATTAAAACAACAAATAATTAATAAAAATTTTGATAATACTCCGATTATTGAAAAAGATCCAGATGCAATTGTAACTATAACAAAAAAACAAAAAGAGGATTTTAAACTTAAAAATCAATATGCATGTTTTAATTTAAATTATAATCCTATTACAAATAATGAATATATTTTAAGAAATTATTCAAGAGAATCATGTGAAACACAGTATGATCCATATGGTCGTCAAAAAGAAATTGGTATATATGATACACCTTGTAAAAAAAATGAAGATTGTCCATTTTATAAAATGAATAAAAATTATGAAAATGATTTCGGAAAATGTTTAGAAAATGGTTATTGTGAATTACCTGTAAATATGACTAGAATTGGATATAGATTTTATAATCAAAATAAAAATGAACTACCTTTATGTTATAATTGTAATACAAGTAAATATCAATATTTTACAGATTTAGATACATGTTGTCAAGAACAAAATGATAAAAAAAAATATCCTCATTTAAAATCTCCAGATTATGCATTTGAAAATGATAATTTAGTTCGTGAAAATTATTTTAATCATAAATTTTGTTCTGAAAAAAATAATTCATATATAATATGTGATGATATTGTTTTATGAAAAAATTATAATAAATTATTTGCTTCTAACGTTTCATTATTACATTTATTACTTCCAACTAAATATTTACAATTTTCATTATTATTATTTGTAATATATCCTTTTTCTTTAAAGAAATTTAAAACACCTTGATGATATTTCAGAAAAAATATTCTAAAATTATTGATTTCAATATTATCTATTTTATATCCTTTTTGATTTATGTTATTATTTATTTTTTTATAATTTTCATAGTAAAATTTTATAAAGGAATATGTAACTTTTGGATCCGTATAAATATTTGTTATTAATATTTTATAAATATATGGTATTTTTATCATTGGTCTAAATTTTGTAAATTCATATTTTCCAAATTTTTTAGGTAAATATGAATTTGATAAATAATTTAAATCAACATAATCAATATTAATGGAAGGTTGTTTTTTTAAAAATAACTTTTCATTCGGTAATTCAAATGGTAATAATATAATATCAGAATTTAATAAATTATTTAAAATAGTAATTATATTATTATTTGGAAATACATCACATATCATTATCATATTACATTTTTCATTGTTTAACTCTTTAAATAATGTATTTATATCATTATATAAAATAATTTTATAATTAATATTTTCAATTAAACCTATATTTTTTAAAAATATATTATAATAATTTATTAAAATATCATTTTTATTTATTCCTATAATAAAATCGGGAGGAATATTATTTATTGTAAAAATTTTATATTTCTTATTTGTAAATATATATATATATTGTCTAAACAATGTTGTTATTAATTTTAATTTATTTATATCTTTATTTAAATTATTCATATAATAATTTAAAGTTAAATAGTCCGTAGTTGAAAAATTTATTTTATTATTATTTAAATCGTCTATTGATAAAATATTATTACTATAATATATTATATTTGTATTTAATACGTAGCTCATGGATATAAAATTTTTAATTAATATTTCTATAAAATATTCATCTAATTTATTTGTTCCAATTTTTAATGTATGAAAGTTAAATTTTTTTTTAAAATAATTTAAATTATTTTCATTATTATCATAAAATTTAAATAAATCATTGTTTTCTACATGATAAAAAGGCATAAAATACGTTAAATAGTGTTCTTTTATATTATTTTTTAAAATATTATTTAAAAAATAAAATATTAGAATACTTAATATAAAAAAGCCAAATAATTGTAACATTTAAATAATATATTAATATATAAAAATATTAAATTCATAAGATTTATTTCTTATTAATTATTAGATGATGAATCTAAAATATACTATTTTTTTATATTTAATTCTAATTTTATTTATTTATATTTGGAAACCACAAATATTTGTATTAGATAATGATAATAAAAAAAGAAAAATATTATATTTAATATTTTTAATAATTATATTAGCAATAATATCTTTTTATACAAAAATTTTAAGCGAATGGTTTTTTTAAAAATATTAAATATAAGAATTAAATATGGAAAGAAATATTAAATTAATAATTAATAAAGTTTATAAAGAAAATAATAATTATTTTAATAATGAAGAATATAGTGATTTTTTAAAAGAATTTGAATATAGTAATGAAAATTTATATTCTATAAATTTTCATAGTATATATATGGCTATCATAAATATATTAAATAAATATAAATTATTTTTTATAATATTTATTATAATATTAATTCATATATATTATACTTAAAAAGATATTTTTTATATTATACAAAATGAGTGATAAAAAAAGTGAAGTAGAAAGTCAAGTAGAAAGTAATTTAGACAGTGAGGAAGAAACAAATCAATCGGAAGAAGAACAACATGTTCCCATTGATTTATCTGAAAATGAAGTGTATAGGGGTATTTGTACATTATTTGAGGATGAAGATGGAAATAATATTTTAGAATATATTAGTTTACTCCATACTGAATTAATTGGTATTAATAAATCGTTGGAAAATTTAAAGAATATTAAGAAAGATATATCTAGAATAGCTGATTGTGCAGAATTATTTTTAAAATCATCATCTGTAGAGAATCTTACTGAACAAGTAAAGGAAATTAAAAAAATAAAAAAAACGGCAAAATAATTTATTTAAAAATAGAAAAAATATGAATTAAATATATAAATGAATAAATATTATTAATATTAATAATATTTATGCAATATTACAATGAATATTCAAATGATTTAACGGAAGCTAAAATTGGAATATACAAATGTATTGAAAATATGTCTACTATTGAAAATAATAGAGCAATACATAATGATTATGTTTATTATAAAAATAATAATATTATAGGAATACATAAAAGAAATATTGAACCTATTGTTGGTATATTATATATAGATTCTAAAATAAAATATGGTTCATATAATGATAAATTATTATACTTATTTAAACCAACAAATAAATGTTATCCACATTTTTACATTCCATATAAAATAAAAAATAGTAAAAATAAATTATTTTGTTCTATTATTTTTAAAGAATGGAAAATTACAGATAGATTACCAATTGGAACATTAATAGATGTTATTGGGGATGTTGGAAATAAAGATGCTGAAATAGAACATTTAAGAGTATATTATGAAATTAAAAATAATATTTGGAAAATAGAGAATGATAAAAAAAAGAATGATTTACATATGATAGAACAATTAGAAAACAAAGATGATGATTATAAGGTTTTTTCCATTGATCCATTGGGATCTAAAGATATTGACGATGCGTTTCATTTTAAATATATAAATGAACATACTTATGAAATTGGTATTCATATTGCATCTCCAATGATTTTTTTTGAAAATAATATATATGAAATATTAAATAGAGTATCTACAGTATATTTACCTAATAAAAAATATAATATGTTACCAAATATTTATGCGGATGAAATAATTTCATTAATAGAAAATAAAAAAAGATATGCTATTTCGGTTGTGTTTAATGTAAATAATAATAAAGTTGTAAATTATGAAATAAAAGAAACAATTGTATATAACATTAAAAATTATGATTATGATACATTTGATAAAATATATGTAAAAGATAAAAATTTAATACATTTTGTCGAATGTACAAAATCGTTTTTTCATTTAGACATAATAGATTCTCATAAATTGGTTGAAGTATGGATGATATATACAAATAAATGTATTGCAAAACATTTAATAGAAAATAATTATTCTAATATTATATTAAGAACACATCAAATTAAAAATAAAGATGAAGAAATAAATATTGATGAATCTTTAAAAAATTATTTAAATATAAAAAATGAAAATTCTGCTTATTATGAAATATATAATAAAGATAATGGAAATCAATATCATGAAAAATTAGGCAATGAATATTATACTCATTTTACATCACCTATACGAAGATCTATTGATTTTTATATTCATATGTTATTATTTAATAAAATACATAACATGGAATATAATAATTTAAAAGAAATTATAGATAAAATAAATATTTTTACAAAAAAAACACGGAAATTTGATAGAATGATAAGACGATTAAATTTTTTATATGAAATAAAAGAGTTAGAAAAAAATATTGAAACATATGCATATGTAATAAATATTTCAAAAAATAAGTTGACATTATATATACCGGAATATAATTTAGAAGAAAAAGTTATTTTTAAAGAATACAAATTATATGAAAAAATAAAAATAAAATTATGGGTTTTTACATCATTTGAAAATATTTTTGATAAATTAAAAATAGAAATATTATAGTGAATAAACCCTATGTTTAATGTAAATATTTTTTATATAAAAATTTGGTAGATAAAATGAAATAATATAGATGACATATAAAATTTTACTAAATATATTTTTATAAAAATATATTTAAGTTTATTCATAATTGAATATCAATAAAATAATGAAATGTTTTATACGTACATTTTTATTTATATTTTTAATTAATAAAATAAGAAGCTATATGTTGTCATTATATTAAATATAAGTTTTATTAATAAATTATTATATTTATTTCAAATAAAGGTATGAAACAAAAAAATATTTTTTACAATATTTTAGAACATTATACATATTACTATATCAATTTATCATAATAAATTAACTAAATAATTTTTAAATAAATTTTTAAAATAAATTTATTTTAAAATAAATTTATTTTTAAATAAATTTTTAAAATATATTAACTTATTTTATTATATAACAATAAAATTTGTAAAAAATATTATTAGGTTTATAGCGCTTTATACAAAATTATAAAATATTAGTTTATAGTATTATTTTTTTATATTAATATTAGATTATGGGTAATCAAGAATCATTTTCAAATGATACATATATTATTAAAAAAAAAGTATCTAAAAAAACGAATAAAAAATATCTTGATAATCAATGTGAAAATAATTCTTATCAGAAAGATTCTTATCAGAAAGATTCTTATCAGAAAGATTCTTATCAGAAAGATTCTTATCAGAAAGATTCTTATCAGAAAGATTCTTATCAGCAGAAAGATTCTTATCAGCAGAAAGATTCTATTAAAAAATCGGTGTATAAAGAACCAACGCAAGAATATATTTATAAAAAAAATGTAAATAATACATTAGTACAACGAAATATGCTTTCAGATATTTATATAAAAAATAATAATTATATATCACCATATCCATCTAATTCAAACAATGATTTAGATATTCCTAAAACAAATTTTGATAATGTTAAATTTACTCCATATAATTTTAATGAGGAAGTGAATACCTATAAAAAAAATATTGATAGTGAAAGAGAAGAGTTTGAACATAATGAAAGAGAAAAAAGGAAATTATTTGAGCATCATCAAAAAATAAAAAAAGAATTTTTAAATAAAGAGATTCAAAAATTTGAGAATGAATATAATCCATGGAAAATATTAAATTTAGAAAATAATGACTATAATATTAATAATATAAAAAAGGCTTATAAAAAGATGGCACTTTTATATCATCCAGATAAAGCAGGTAATAAATATCAAAATGAATTTCAATTAGTAACACAATCTTATATATATTTGCTTAGTAAAGCGGAAGATAATAATATTATTGATAATAAAATAAATAAAAAGGTTGAAAATATTGATTATGAAGATAATATAAATGAAAGTGTTGAAAATATATATATAGATAAAGATAAATTTGATATAAATCAATTTAATAAAATTTTTGATAAATATAAAATACCTAATTCATTTGATAAAGGTTATTCTGATTTAATGAAACAAGATATTAAAAATTCAGATGACCAAATATTTGGTAAAAAATTTAACAATGATATATTTAATGCACATTTTGATAATATTAAAAATAAAAAAATTGGAAATGAAATAATTGAATATCAAGAACCAGAAGCACTTGATTCTTCTACTAATAATTTAAACCAAACTTTTTTTGGCATTAATGATATAGATGATTTTGGTAGTTTAAATAATAATAATTTATCATATACTGATTATAAAAAAGCACATGTAGATGAAACATTATTAATTGATGTGAATAAAGTTAAATATAAAACATATAATTCTATTGATCATTTAGAAAGTGAAAGATCATCTATTAGTTATAATCCAACACATGAAGATAAAATAAGATATGAATATTTAGAAAGAAAAAGACAAGAAGAAGACAATCGAAGAATACAGCATCAAAAAAATTATGATGAGATGATTTCAAAACAATATCATAAAATAAATCAAAAATTAATAATAAATAAATAATTAGTATAAAAAGATGATATTATATATAAATTATGTATTATCTTTTTATTTTACTTGCGATATTTTATGGATATAATCATATACATTTTTTTTTAAATAAATTACTAATATTTATGGGCTATAAGATAACTGTATTTGATATTGAAAAACTACCATCAAAATTAATTATAATTGGAAGTCATACAACAATATATGATTTTTTTATTGGTCTTTTATTTTATTATGTATATTTACATAAAAGATATTCAACTTATGTATTTATGAAAAAAAGTTTTGAAATAATTTGTAATCCAATAATGATGTTTTTAGATAAAAAATTTAAATTAATAAGTGTTAATAATGATAAAAAAAAAGAAGGATTAACAACAAAAATATGCAATACATTAAAGAATGAAGATAATTATATAATATTTATTTCACCAGAAGGTACACGAAAATGTACTGAAAATATAAGATCTGGATATTGGTATATTGCTAAAAATTTAAATATAGATATTATGTATTTAGGTATTGATTATTCATTAAAAACAATTGTAATGGAAGAATATAGAAAGCCATTTGAAACATTAGATGAAGAAAAAGAATATTTTATAAAATATTGTAAAAAATATACTCCTTTATTTCCTGAAAGATGTTTTTGGACGAAAGATTATTATAGTCAGAAAATATAAGTTTCAAATGTTTACATCATATATTTTTATTTTTTTAAAAAATCTAATTTTTTTATAGCTTCTTGATAAAAAAATTATTTATTTCTTTTTTATCAAATATTATATCACAATTATCATCTTGCAAGACCATCCATATACCATTTCTTTTTTGATATTCTATTTAAGTATTTTTCGAATCAATTTTATTTCATCATTATAAATATTTAAAATATTATTATCTTTTATTTCACCATTTTTGATTTTTGTGTTATGATGTTCTAATATTTTTCTTAATTTATGGATTACATCTTTATCTGTAAATAATTCTATTATATTTGTATTATAATCAATAGTTAGTAATTCATTTTTATATATAAATTTTAGTTCAGATAATTTATTGTTTTTTATTGTAAATCCATAATACATTAATAATTGCATATTTGTTTTAGAACCATAACTATCATATATTTCTGTATTTTTTTTTATATTTTTTGTTGCTTCAACTACAAAAACATCTTTAATATTATCATAATACCATTTTGTATTTGGATTTTGAGAATGATTTAGTAAATCTGCATATGGAACAATACCATTTTCATTATCATTATTATTTTTATCATAAGAAAATATCCTAGAACAAATATATATACGAAATTTTAGGAATAATTTAAAAAAATCGTCATATTCCATTTTATGATTTTTTAATGTTTTATATAACACCATACAATCTTTTTTTATATTTTTCATATGTATTATAAAATTATATGTTTTACTACACATGATTGTTGTATTTTTTAATTGTGATAATTTATCCTTATCATAATAATATATATATTCATTTAGATCTTCTGGTAATGAGTCTAAATATACTTTCCAATATGATTCTTTATTTAAACTTTCTAATAGTAAATAAAAAGCAACATATGAATTTGTATTATTTAATTTTTCCAATATTTTAGGATTTTTTATTTTTGATAATTCTAATATATATTTTTCAGGTATTTCCATTATTCGTTCTCCTTCTTTAATATCATTTATAGAATATAATCCTCGAGATTCCTTTTTAAACATTCTGATATTATCATCTTCTAATTGCAACCATTTACGAAGATTATTAAAATTATTCATTCTAAATATATATATATTTAATATATTTAATATATTTATTATAATTTATTATAATAATTATAATAAATTATAATAAATAAATATTTATAGGCATCGCAATATTAAAAAATATTTTAAATTTATTTAAATTTATTTAAAAATAATTTGTATTATTGGACAAGAAAGAATAAACTTTATAACAAATAATTTTAAATGTCATATATAGTCATCGTAATTTATAATTCTACTTTATAAAAATAAATTTAGTAGAATTTTATTTTGTGATGACTATATATGATTTATTATAATTATTATTATAATAATTATAATAATTATAATAAATAAATATTTATTTATTATATAATATGAAACGATGCGCATATGTTCTTATGCATTTTGGATCTAATATTAAATATTTAGAATATGAATTGTATTCTATACTCATGTTAAAATCTATCAGTAAGCATGATATTGTTTATATGTATAGTATTGTAGATACTCCAGATGTATTCGTAAAAAAAATAAAAGATATGAAGGTTAAGACACTTGGTTTTGATGATACGATTATATATAATAAATCAAAAGAATTTAGTTCATTATATAAACATTTTAATTTATTAAGAATAAGTTGTTTTGTATATGCAAATTTATTAACAGAATATAAAAAAGTTTGCATTGTTGAATCGGATATTATTTTATATAAAGGATTCCAAAATGTTTTTAAATTAAATACTCCTGCTGCCTATTTTCATCATTCTTCTAAAGTAAAAAGTTTGGAAAATTTTAAAAAAATAATAAATTCAAAAGAGGTATTAAATACATGTACAAATAAAGATAAAAGTTTAATAAATGGAGGTGTTCTTCTATTTGAACCAAATAAAGATATATTTTCAAAATTTTATCAATTATTAGATGTAATGATTCAAAAAGGTTGTATTTTTCCAAATGAGGCAATTTATGTATTATTATATGATGAAATTTATAATATTCCAATTAATTATAATATGAGACGATTTACATATGATCCCGATATAACAATTTATGGAAGACATTTTGATTGTACTATTTATAAACCATTGGATATTATTAAAGATGGTTATGTTGATACCGTTAAAATCACATCTGGAAAAGAATCTATATTATATTTTAAAAAAAAATATTATGACAAATATCATAAAAAAATATCTGAAATAATTAAAGATACTCTAAAAAAAATTTAATATATATTATAAATATATGAAACGATGTGCATATGTTCTTATGCATTTTGGATCTAATATTAAATATTTAGAATATGAATTGTATTCTATACTCATGTTAAAATCTATCAGTAAGCATGATATTGTTTATATGTATA